AGGCTGAAGAGAAGGCCAAATCGTTGACAGAGAAAATGCGGGAGCTTACTAGGACAGCTAGTCCTGCTGGTGATTTAGACCAGCCATATACCCCGCAAGTAACGCCTGGTGCAGAACTTAGTCCTGACCAGTACAAACAGGATGTCATGCGAACTGCTGACAGCCTAGTACAAATCAGGATAAAGCAACAGGATGCAATCTCAAAAATCAATGATGATTCGAAAGAGGCTATTCGAAAGTATCCACAACTTGACCCTGATAGCAAAAACTTTAATAAGGAACTATCCGATTCGGTTACTGAAGCTACGGAGGCCTATGTTAGGTCTAATCCGTATGCTGCTCAGGTTGGCAAGTTCGTAGACAAAATGATGAAGCCTTACAAAAAGGCAGTAACCAAGGGAATAGGCGAGGCAAAGGAAACGTTAGTGAAGCAGGTATCCCAAGCCGCTCAAAGGCCGACCGCCCATCGAACAACTGAGAAAAAACCAGAATAGAAGACTATTGCCGAACTAGAAGATTCTACTACACTTACGCAGGAGGTTAAAACCTACTACGAAAAGGTGTTTTTGGAAAGGGCAGAGTATGAGCTAATTCTTAAAGAAGGTGCTCAGTCAAGAACACATCCAGTCAACGAGGGTCGAACCGTGAATTTCACGCGTTATACTCCTCTTGGGATCGTAACTGATCCTTTGGGCGAACTTTCCAACCCAGTTACTTGTTCGATTACCGCTTGCACAGTGGCTATGACACTGAGCGAGTATGGTATGACAACCATTCATTCTAAATTATTGACATTAGTGTCAATTGATAGCGGAATGAAAGAAAAGGTTGAATTGGTCGGTCAAAACATGGGTGAAACCCTAAACAGGTTAGTCCGTGAAGAGATGGCAAACGGAACTTCTTATTACCCCAATGGCCACTACGTTTCAGACATTGCGGCTGGAGACGTTTTGGATGCTTGCAACATCAGATTGATGGTGCGGCAATTGGAGCTTAATAAGGCCCGTGCCTACAAAGACGGGATGTATATGGGTAAAACCGATTCTTACTCAAAGTATAAGCTTCTAGGAGACACTGCTTGGTTAAATTCCAAGTATTACTCCGACGTAAAGAAACTTTACAAGGGTGAGATGGGCGAACTGTATCAAGTCAGATGGCTATTGAATAAGGACTTGGCATCAGGAACAGAGGCGACAAGCACTGCTTCATCGGCAGTAGTTCGTTTCTACACCTATGTCCATGGTTCTGACGCTTTTGGTTGTTATGACTTGGGACAGGATAAACCCAAACTGTATATCTTGCCTAATCAAGTAGATTCCAATTCCCCAGCGGGACGTGTTTCTTACGTTTCATGGGCTGGAAGCTACGCAGTCAAGTTGCTTAACAGCGATTGGTTGCTTAGTGCGCGGTTTACAGCCAGTTAAGGTTGTTTTTTGGGGGTGGTTTCCTCAATTCCACTCCCAAATTGAGGAAAAAAACAATGGATACAAGACAAGCAGATTTAAAAATGTTACGACAGGCCGCTAGGAGCGGAGACCCATTATTGCGAAAGATTGCCCACGAGTCGGGAAGCAAGATTTCTAAAGAGAGCGGTGCTATTAAAAGCATGAGGCGGTCTTTGGTCAGAGAAATGCGAAAGGGAAACATCGGTAACGTTAAACAGATTCACCACGATATTAAAAATAATCCGAAGTATCAAAATGAGTGATTCCGTGTTTAGAACTAAATCAGAAAGTAAACCAGAGATAATGCCAAAGGGCAAAGAGCCCACAAGAGGAACAGAAACTACAATAGAAGTTCCGTACACGGACTATGCTAAGGAAAGTGGGCATCCGTATATGGTGGACTATTTTCAATTAGGTGATACCTGGAATGAACCACAGGGAGGGTTTTCAAAAGAAATAGGTTTAATTGAGGAATATGTGAACAAAAAGATTCAGTCGGGAGAAATAGCTAACAGTCAGAATGCGGTTAAAGAGTTAATTAAGAAAATGGAGAAACTTACCAGGGTTAACAAGGAAGAGCGGTCTTTGGTGAGAATTGAAACAATTGCCGCCCATATAAAGTTTTTAATGGCAACGGATAAGATTAAATTTAATTTAGGTAGATATGGCAATTACTAAGGATAAAACACAAACTGAAAGGAGTGAACAGAATGTTCTTTCTAAGTCTTATGATAAAGACTTTAGTATTCTGGCGGTAGAAATGGTCGGTTATGATGGCACTAACCTGCGAAGAATTGCTGTTACTGCTGCTGGTGCGCTAAAGGTGGTCTTATGATAAAACAAGACGCCTCACAAACCAGCAGAAGCCCACAAAACGTACTGGTAAATTCTTTTGACAAAGATTTTAACGTCTTGGCTGTTGAATTGCTTGGGTACGACTCTGATGCTGCGGCACTGGTAAGACTAAAGACTAACGCTTCTGGTGAGGTACAACTAGACACCACGGCTCTTGATACCCGTTATGTCAATGTTGCTGGCGATACAATGACTGGGGATTTGAAATTTACTGGTGCAGGGGTTGGGATAGACGCCAGTAAAATAAAAATAGCTGACGCAGGAAACTACTTTGTTGGCACAGAGGCAGAAACCGCTTTACAAGAAATAGGCAGAGAAACAGTTTATGCTGATAGTCCAGGAATTATGACGGGTGGGGAGATTTCTAAAGGAGCAGGGGCTACCTTCACTGTGGCCGCCCTGACAGCTTATTTAAGGTCAACAAACAGTCTGACTGCCCCCTTGGTATATGTAACCTTAGCTGAACAAGCCGACCAGACAATAACGGCCGCTGACACGACCTATTTTGTTTGTTTGGATTACAACGATGGAACTCCGCAAATAGTTCTTTCAACGACCAATCCTTATGGGAGAGTAACCTCGCCTGACAGAACCCAAATACCAATAGGCAAGGTAAGAAAAGACGGTAGCGATAATGTTCACTTTATTAGTGGCGGGTTTAATTTTCAAGATGGGGTTATGAAGCTTCACCAGAGGGCTGGAACATTAAGGGCAAAAGAACTAACAAGCGGTTCAACAATTGCCTATTCGGGAACAAACAATTTTACTATGACTGCAGGGATTGTCTATGCAGGTATTAACAGAGTTACCTTAGATTCTTACGACAGTGCTACGACTCAATTTACCCCAATTTATCAAGACGGTGGCGGTGGGTGGACAGAGGGAGCGGCAAGAAACACGATTGATTATGCCCATTATGATGATGGGGATGGGACTTTAGGAAATGTGGGAGTTAGCAAATATGGTTGCCACTGGGTTTACAAGCATATTGATGATAACCACGTTTATGTAGTTTATGGCAGGGGAAGCTATAAACTGGCGGAGGCAGAGCTTCAAGGTGAGCCGTCAAGGCCAGACCACCTAACAGACTTTGGTTGTTTAATCGGTAAAATGATTGCGCCCCAGTCAGGGGGTTCGTTTATAATCCAAATGGTTACGGATACTTTTTTTGTGGGGACTTCGGTATCAGACCATGGGGCGTTAGGAGGATTGGATGGTGATGACCACACACAGTATGTCTTGACCAACGGCACGCGAGATATGGATGTGGCCACGGGCAACGCATTTAACATTGCCCTAGGTTCAGCCGCAGGGGATGACTTCACAGTAGATACGGATAAACTGGTGGTGTCGGGGGATACGGGGTATGTCGGCATCGGCACAACGAGTCCCGAGGCAACACTAGATGTCAGGGGTTCGGCGGTGGTTAGTGGCAACGGAACACTTTTAACACTTACAGGAACCACATCAGCAAGATTTGACTATATAGACCAAGACAGTACCAGCGGGAAACAACGATTCTCTTTCGGTGTGAATAATCAAGAGATTATTTTCAGTCTTAGGGAGGATAATGGAGCATTTAAGAAAACTTATTTTGGATTAAACGCAGATAATGAAAAGGTTTTTGTTGGAGGAGGGTTAGATTTTCAGGTTGATACAAATGTTTTGTTTGTTAACGCTAGTACTAATAGGGTAGGGGTGGGGCTTACCTCCCCCACAGCAAAACTCCACCTATACAGTGCTACGGGGGCAGTCAGCACAAAAATAGAAACAGGTGATGCCAGCTCTGTTGGATTTACCCTTAAAAGCACGGCTAACGAGTGGAACTTTGCTACAATCTTAACTAGCGGGGATTTTAGAATAAGGGATGTAACGGGTGGAGCCAACCCATTTCAAATGGTTCATGGGGCGGCGGCAAATACCTTTTATAT